CAGTAGTTCGTGACTTTGTGTTTGCTGGTAACTTACTAAATGGTGATGAACCTGACAAGGTGCAATGGTCAGATATTAATGACGAAACAGATTGGACTTCTGGATCTACAAGCCAAAGTGACTTTCAAATAATTCCTGATGGCGGTAACATTCAAGCTATCACAGGTGGTGAATTTGGTATGGTGTTCCTTGAGAAAGCTGTGGTCAGAGCTTCCTACGTTGGTAGCCCACTTTTTTTCCAATTTGATACAATATCAAATGGTCTAGGATGTTTAGAAGGGAACTCTGTTGTTAGGTATGGAAACACTAGCTTTTTCTTATCAGATGATGGTTGGTATTCTACAGATGGACAATCAGTGACAAACATTGGATTAGAAAAAATAGACAGATATTTCTTTGCTCACGCAGATTTAGTAAAAATAGATACTATTAGTGCTGCTGTAGATCCTGTTAAAAATTTAGTAGTATGGAACTATGCCAACGTAGAGGGTGGCAGAAGTATTATTATGTACAATTGGCAATTACAAAAATGGTCAAGAGCTGAAACAACTTCAGACGTAGTTGGCACTATTGCTTCACTTGGTGAAACATTAGAAAGTTTAGAGCTCACATTAGGATATACAGACCTAGACACAATCCCTGCATCATTAGATTCAAGGCTTTGGGTTGGTGGTAAGTTTTTGTTTGCAGGTACTAGAGGTAACAAAGTTATTATATTTACAGGTGATCCATTAACACCACAACTTATTACTACAGACATAGAGGTTGGTTATAACTCTGTAGCAACATTAGCAAGACCACAGATAGATAATGGTACAGCACAAATTGCAGTAGCTAGTCGCAGAGAATTAGATGACACTATTGGATTTAGTGCATTTGTTCCTGCAACAAAAGAAGGTAGATGTAGTTTAAGAAGTGCTGGTAGATATCATAGATTTAATGTGCAACCTACAGGAAACTGGACAACAGCTATGGCAGTAGATGTAGATATAAAACCACAAGGCAATAGATAATGGAGTGGTTTGATAAGCTTAAAGATATATTAAGCACAATGGAAGGAAACAGATATATAGATGATTCTGTAGAAGCTTATGGCACAGGTAAAAATATAGGTAATGAAGCAGATGCTTATAGGCATTTATTATGGACAGCAGAAATGTCTAGAAAAACCAATCCAACAATAGCTAAAGGTATTAGTGATTATCACGAAAAAGTAACACTGCCGTTTGGTTTGTTAGGTGCGGCACATCCATTGCAATCAAAAGAAGAAAAAGAAATGGATTTATTTAATAACAAACTTGGACTACAGATAGGACAACAAAGCAAATCTTTTGAAGATACTGTTAGGTTAGCAAAAGAAGCCATTGCTAGAGGTGACGTATCATTACTAGGAAATAAAATAGTGCCAAATACTTATGAATCATATGCTAAACAAAGAGGTTTTTTCTAATGCCTAGAATGTATCGTACACTTCCATATCAAGGTGGTGATGCTAGGCTAGTGTCGGAAGTAGTTAATAACGCTATGAATGGCAAGACTAATAATAGTGGCACTGTTATATTAAATACATCTGGAACTGAAACTACAGTTAGTAATGAAAGAGCAGGTTTTGATTCTGTTATTGTATTCTCACCTAGAAGTGAAAATGCAGCAGGAGAGACAGATCACATTTATATCAAAACTAAAGCCAAAGGCAGTTTTGTAATAGGTCATAGAAATCATGGTCATAGTGATGTAGAATTGGATTATATCATTGTTGGATAAATTTTATGAAGCTCTATGTAGTGCCTACAAATCAAGTGCAAAGATTTTGGTATCTTGCAGAACCTTTATTACAAAAAGCTTTAGAAAAAGGTAACGGAGAATTTACAGCAGGACAATTAAAGTTATTAGTAACACAAGGTCAGCAACAATTGCTATTAGCAATGGAACAAGATATTTGTCATGGTGCAGCAACTGTACAATGGACTAATTATCCTAACGATAGGGTTGCATACATAACTTATCTTGGCGGTAAAAATATTAAAGATATTGCTAACGAGTTTAAAGAATGGGTTAAACAGAATGGTGGGACATCAATTCAATGTTCTACAAAATACGAAAGTATTGCAAAACTGTTAATTAAGAAACATGGGTATTACAAAAAATACCAATTACTAGAATTAAGGGTAGATGAATAAAGAAGATTTTTATTTTGAAATACCTTTCTTATCTCAAGTTGCAAAAGATATGTATCATCGTGCAGTTAATGCCCCTGAAAGTGAATGGGTAGATTATTACGCATTTAAAGCATTAGAAGCAAAAAGTGATTGGGTTGTTGATACTTGGTGGGAACATCTTTATAAGTTACATCCATTCAAAGCAGGTATTATTAAAATAGACGAAAGCACTTACTATGATTGGCATATAGATACTGATAGAGGTGTAGGATTAAATTTGTTATTAAACAATTGGGAATCAAGTCATTGTTTATTTAACCCTAAAATACAGCGTGGCGAGAGTGTAGAGATTGATAATATGACTGATAGGTTTATTGAATTAAAATATAAACCTAACACTTATTATTTATTTAATACTCAAATGGCTCATTCTGTATATAACTTTAACAATACACGTTATTTGTTAACAATAGATTTTTACGAAGATAGAACTAAACTTACTTACCAACAGCTTTTAAAAGAAACAAAACAATTAATCAAAAGGACTAACAATGATATTAAAACTTAAAGTATGGCTACTTAAAAAGCTATTAAAAGATGTAGCAGGATATGGGGTTGATGGTGACACCAGACTTGCTCACATTAATAAATTTGAAGATAAGCTTCTTAAAGCTGTAGGTGCAGAAGGATCTATCAACATCAAGACAGGGTTGATACAGTATAAAGGAGGCGGTGGAGGTGGTAATCAAAATACTACACAAGAAATTGACCCTGCTATTTTGCCATTTATAACTTATGGTTTAGATGAAGCTAAAAGCTTATATAAAGCAGATTCCCCAGATTATTATCCTAACGATACTTATGTTCCTGCATCAGCAACAACTCAAGATGCTTTAAGAATGGCTCAAGATAGAGCGGTAGGCGGTAATCCATTAGTACCAGCAGCTCAACAACAGCAATTAAGCACTATACGAGGTGACAGACTAGCAGCTTCTAACCCATATTTTTCACAGATGATGGCAAGTGCAGCACAACCAGCAATCAATGAATTTAACTCTGCTATAAGAGATATTGGAAGTAGAACAGCAGCATCAGGAAGATATGGATCAGGTGCAATGGGTGAAATGGAATCACAAGCATCAGAAAATCTAGCTAACTCTTTAACTAACAGAGCATCTGAATTAGCATACAGCAACTATGGTGCAGAAAGAGCTAGACAAGATGCAGCAATAGCACAAGCACCACAAATGGCAGCAGCAGATTATCAAGACATTAATCAGTTAGCTAAAGTAGGTCAGACACAAGAGCAGTATTCTAAAGATAAATTAAATGCAGATATTGCAAGATTTGAATTTAATGAAAACAAACCTTACAACAAATTAAACTCATATCTATCTGCTGTTTATGGTGCTCCTACACCAGTTAATTCAACTACAACTTCATCTGGAGGGGGTAAATAATGGGTGCTCCAGTAATGGTAGGAATGGGTGTTGGTGCAGTTACTGCTTTAGCCACAGGTAAAGATCCTTTAATGGGTGCAGCCGTTGGTGGTGCAAGTGGTGGTATGTTTGGCGGAGCAGATGGATTTGGCTCTGGCTTTGGTTTTGACACAATGGGTTTTGATGTAGGTACTAATTTAATAGGCGACACAGCAACTACAGGATTAACTAATGCAGGTACATCATTAGGTCAAGGTGGTATGAATACAGCAGTAGGGCAAGGATTACTAGGATCAACTCCTACATTTGCATCAGTTGGAGGAGCTGGGTTGTCATCATCTGTTCCAGAAACGGCTGGTGGGTATTCTGATTTATTAGGTGGAGACTCTATGCTTCAAAATTATGATATGGGAATGAATGGAATTGAATCTCAATTAAATACTTTTTCACCAGAAAATATTGGTTCAGTTACTGGGGCAAATGTAGGAATTGATTATCCAGATTTTTCAGCACCACCATCTCAAAGCAATGGTTATGTTTTAACTCCAGATGAATTAGAAACAGCAGCAAATATAAGGCAATATGGTGGTCTAGAAACACCAGTAGTAGACAATGTTGGTTTATTAGATGGGTTTAGAGAATATTTACCTAGCGATGAGTTTATGGGAGAAGCAACTATGAGTTTAGGAATGAATGCTTTAACACCAGAACAAAGGCAACAAATGCAAGTACAACAGGCTCGTCTAGCAAGAGGGCAAATGCCAGACCTTCAACAAGGTTATGGCGGAAATTATATATCAAGGGCATAAGGAAAAAAAATGAATTTATTTGATTATTTTGGAAACATGAACATTTTTGGTGTAGCTCCAAATGCACAGGTACAAAGTTTATTAGACAATAAACTAATTGATCAGTCAGTAATAGATAAAGCAAACAAGCAGTCTATTGGCACAGGTCTTGTTACTGGTCTGGCTAGTTACCTTGCACAACCTAAAACTTTAGGTGCAGGAGATGCTACTCCGTATATTGCTAAAGCTTTTTTAAATGCAAATAAAGCAGCACAAGCACCTTTTGCAAACATACCACAAGGGTATGTAATGGATACCCAGATTGCTGAAAATAAAAGAGTACAAAAAGAAAATGAAAGAACAGCCACACAAAGAGATAAAATATCATTAGTTATTGATGATATGATTTCA